AGCTTTTAACGCCGTCTCCGAGGGCGGATCCAAACTGTCTGGATCATATTTTTCTTTCCACATAATCACGCGATCATCGAAAGAGACATCAAGTTCAGCGCAGAACCCATTCAAATTTGCCTTGGTGGCAATATTCTTCAGGGTCGCTCTTTGGGACTCATAAACCTCCCTGCCATGATTGAAAAATTCTCTCACAGCAGTATCAAGGTTTAGAGCACATGCCTCCTCTTCCGAATTCTCACATGATTTACCACGCAGGTACATGTGTAGAGATTTGTAGATCGAATCGGTCTGTAGTGCACCGACGTGGCAATCGATCTCTGGAATGTACACTGTTTGCCTCTTAAGAAATTCAAAATCTTCTGGTCGTAGAAACTCAGAAATTTCTGATTCCTTATTAGGCATAGTGTATGTTTGGCCATACTTGGCCAGAAATTCAGATGCTATCTTGATAGAGAAATTACATTCATTGGATACAGATCCAAGATTGTCATCTCCATATGTTGATAGAGCCACATGGTCTCTGAACTTCATAGTTGTTGGATTATTACTGAAGAAAGCAGCTCTCAAGTTGAGGGCACCACAAATACCATTGATAATCACTGTGAGTGAATTACCACTGATATGTGTCCCACAAGTCAAGCTGACAAGATCCCCATTGAAAGCAATGTAAGCATAGACAATGTCGGCTACCATAGCTTCCATAATTTTGAGGTCTCTTTCAGAATAATCACACTTCTCAGCAAGTGAGATCATAATACGAAATGCTGTAATGATCAATTGTGCTGGAAGTTTTTGGTCGTACTTCTTATAGTCACCTCCAATCAACCTATCAAACTTTGTTAAGTATTGATAAAGTTGGTCCCACTCTTTAGAGTGACAGTTAATACCAACTGCACACTCAGACAAAAGAGGGTTCATCTGGAGGAATCTAATAAGTGGTAAATAGTACTTCCGAATAAGCCATGTAAGAGTTATAGAATTTCCGTAGAATATTCTACACTTCTCTTTAGGCAGTATTTCATCCTTCTTGCAAGCCTTTGCAACAGGATACGCCCGTTCACCTCGAGCGTAGCGGGACTCGGCCTCTGTGATTTCCTTCATTATTTCATCAGTCAATTTGAAATTATGAGGATAGGTCATAGTGGCCTCCAGCTCTTCCAAGAACTTTGCCTTGGGCCCAGTTAATGGATAGCCAATAGCAGTCGCCTTCTTTATGGCATCCATGAACTTCTTTCCAGGAACTCCTAAGAGATTTTCCTCATCTGTCAGGGGTCTCATCTCCTTCCAGAAGGGTCTATCCTCCATAACTTCCAGTAATGGCTCAATATAGTCTTCGGCACAATGCTCTAG